GGGAGTTAATCCCCCCTTTTTTTATAATCCGTTGGGTACTATAATATAATGAATAGCGAGTACTACTCCTACAGATGCACCTAGACCAACCATCATTTTAAGAAAATCTTTTCCAATAAGTGGAAATACCACCTTGAATTTTTCCTTGCCAGTCATAGTTGCCATTGCAAGTTCTCTACCACAAAGTAGACCTACGAACACCCATGTTGTTGACATAGGAATATCATTTAGTTCTTTGAAGAAGAATAGGATTATCCAATATACACCATCAATGATAGTTGCACTTCGGACATAACGAGTGTTGTGTTTTTCCAGAACGATATTCTGAATCTTACCACCACCCTCTCTAAACATATACCAAAGTCCAGCAACAAATACTGCACTTATGACCAACATTAAGTCCACTGGTATTTCTCTAGGAAGAAACACAGCGATATTTGCCATATCATGTGATAACCATGTCCACCAAAGAAAACCAGTAGTGAACCACTGACCTACTCTCCAATACATCTTGTGTTCTTCTTTAACAGGTTTCGCTTCGTCAAGTATCTTAGTGACACCAATCCATATTACATATGCAGCTACAGCTGCAACTGCATATCCCATCATTGATTTCATCAACATTTTCTCTAGTATAAACGTAGATGCAAATGCAGATAAAACTAAAAAAGATGTACTTACTGGTACGCCTACCCTAGTTAGTAATAACAGTAGTCCAGGCGCAGCCGCATGATACCACTGTATCTCTTGAAATGGTATTTTGTTAAGTCTACCATACGATATATCACCACCGTACATATACCAACCATACCATAATGCCCATAATAAAACAGATGATGCAGCTACCCACATCACCTTCCAATTTACTTTTTCGTTATTTGATGCAATCCATGTACCAAGAGTTTGTACTGAATCGTTTGCGATTACAGAATAGGCAGCAAAAAGAAATCCGATACCCATCCATAGAGTTACTAGTTCCATAGTAATTTCTCCAATAATTGTAATTGAGTTGCTTAGTTAACAACACATAATTATTTATTGGAAAGTAATGTGAAAGTTTTGTGAAAAAACTATTCTGTATCGATGAATATCCTATACAGACCATAGGCTATCATTGCAACTGCAATCCATGTTGCTACAGACTTAAATACGAGAATGGCTACTCCACCCAATAATAATCCAGTTCCATCTAATGATGACCTAGATGCAATTAGGTAGTCAATCATATCGATTGATTTTTTAAACATATTCTTAATCATTTATTTCTCCTTTTTTAGACAATACTAAGCACAGGACATCATTGATATTATCAATCATGCCCTTGGATTTTTATCTACTGAACTCAAATGGTTCTCACGAGCATTATGCACACATGATATAAAATATTAGATAAAAACTACTTTTTAGAATGACCCAGCCAGAGCAGCTTGTGCTTCTTTATAGGACGATTCTTGATTTCTTAATGGACTTCCAATAACAGTTTTTTGTTGATTGTTATTTACTGTATTGTTAGTTGATGTTTTGACGGCAAAATTATTTGTAGAACTATCATTATTTACAGGCCCCATTTCTCGTTCTGCCATTTGACCTACTGCGGCTGTTTTATTCTGAACAACTCCTGTATCTGGTGTTATATTACTTGATGGGGTTACTCCACCAACTGGCTGTACGCCATTAACAGAATTTACACCATCTGCGCCAGATGCCCCTGTGGCTCCTGTGGCACCCATTCCTGTTTCACCAGCTGCAGAACTAACAAGGTCTTGTTCTGATTTACTTAGATTCATTACTTCACCAGTTGCACCATCAACACTTGGTTCTTCACCACCATCTTTGGCTGCATCTTGACCAATACCCATTTGTTCCATTGCATAATCTTTGAGTTGTGCCATTTTAGCATTTGCTTCTGTGGGATTTGATATTAAATCTTTTTCATAATCTGTTCCATGTATATCTTTGTACATGTCCTTTGCAACTAAGGCTGCATCAACAGGAAGACCAGCAACTGAAGGTAAGAATATTCCACCAGCCTCCATAGCTGCACCAGTGTAATCTCCTTTGAATAATCTACCTAATGCAAAGATTCCACCAGCAACTGCTCCTGCTATCGGTATCATCTTTAGTCCAAACTTTGCACTATTTTTTAAGAATGATTTTGCAAGAACTTTGGGTGCAACTTTAGCTGCCGTTTTTCCTGCCTTGGATGCCCCTTTAGCTGCATCTAATGTTGTTTCAGCTGCCGTTGCAACTTTCTTTGCAACACTTTCTCCTGGCACACTGGTAATTTTTGGACTTGCAGATACCTTTGGTGCATCGGGCATTACTGGTGCTTTGGCAGAAGATACTGGTGCATCAACTTTTGGTTTGAGGTCTGGTGCGTCCATTGGTTTAAGTTTGACATCTGGTGCATTTGGGGCTGTCACCTTTGCACTTGGAGCATTACCCAGAATCTTTTTAGTTTTATTTGCAAGAAACCCACCAGTAGCAACTGCAGCTGTTCCAGCAAGAAGACCACCTCTCTTTAATAAACTTCCGCCACTTTTAAATAAACCACCAGTTTTTTTAAGTGCTCCACCTATCCCTTTTTTAGCACCACCAAGTATACCCCCAATACCAAGAGCACCAGCGATTCCGCCAATAACATCACCAAGCAAACCACCTTCACCGTCACCAGTTTCTTGGTTTGCAGTAATTGTATTATTTTCTTTTAATAAATCTCCTTGTCTTTCAATTTCTTTTAATTGTCTTTGTGCAAGTCGTTTCGCTTCTCTGTCTGCTTCTATTTTTGCGAGGTCAGAATTTGCTTGTTCATTAATCATGAACTTTAATAGGTCTCTTATCTGTTCTAGATATGGTGGGTTTTCAAACAATCCTTCTTTTGTTAAATCGTGTAAAGCTCCACCATCTTCTACTCCTTCTACTTTTGCTTCTACCTTCTCTGGAGCAGAACTTTCTACAGGAGAATCAACAGGGGTTACTTCTGCTTCTGGTTGTGCGACATCAATTCCAAATTTTTCTTGTAGTTCTTCAATTCTTTTCTTTTCTGCTTCTGCATTATCTCTTCGTAATTTTTCTGTTTTTGATTGTTCTATTAGTTGGTCTTTTAATCTATCGATATAATCTTGTTCATTTATTCCTAATTCTTTTGCCTTATCTACAACTTCTTGTCTTTCAATATTTAATTTTTGTAATGTTTGTTCATTAGTAATTTGTTCTCTTAATACTGAATACTCTTGTTCTTGTTGCTGTTGAGCAGCCGTAATTCTTTCTTCTCTTTCAATTTGTTCTTGTCTTTGTTGTTTCTTTTTCTCTCTACTTTCATTAAACTTATCACCAATAAATTTTGTTGCTAACATAAGAGCAGGACTATCTGCTAATACACCAGAAGCCACACTTGCAATATCAACTGAATTTTCTGATATAGTCTTACCTATCAATTCTTTCGCTCGACCCATAATTGTGGCATTTTGGTTAACTACATTTTCTTGATTATTAAGTAGACTTAAAATATTTCCTCTATCTTTTTCGCTTATTCTATCAGATTCAAGTATCTTTTGTTTTAAACTTTTCAAATCAGAACGTGAACTTTTCAATTCTTTCACGCTCATCTTGCCTTGTTCTTTTATTAGATTTGAAACTTCATCAAATGCCACATTAGCAGTATCACCTTCCAATGTTCCTGATAGTTTTTCTAATTCGCCTGATAAATTATTCAGTCCACCATTATATGAACTTAAATTTTCTATTACATTGTCGAGTGATTGAATAGCCATTTACTTGTTACTTTTACTAGACCCTAGATACAAACCAAACCAAGCTGCCCCAGCGCCAACAACGATACTGACTAATCCAGATTGTTCTAAATTTGGTGTAGGCAATGTCATAAACCATATTACCACTTTATATAATAGCACTATGTATGTTGTGATGAATATTCTTGGAAAAATTCTCCAAGAATCTATTGCTTTTGCGAGATGTATTAACCATTGAAATTGATTCTTAGAAGAATCTACAGTTGAGGTATCAACCTCTAATTCGATATTTACTTTTTTAGTTTCTGTCATGATTACCTCTTTTATTTTTTATTTTTTTGACGAGCCTCTTCCTCACGCAAATATCTCATTAACATGTTTATATAAATCTCTCTCTCCCACGGTAGCATATTTTCAAGTTCCGTCAAACTATATTTATGATATTGCATTAATGCGAAATTAGTTTGATATAGGGAGTATAATGTTTCATGATATAGGCTTAGACGAAAAAATCCGTGATTCCTCGCAATTGAAAACTGGTAGACCAACCACAATTTTTACATTTGACTTCAGCATTAGTCATTGTAGTTGGCATTGTTGCAAAGAAATTGTTTATTTTTTCGAACTGTTCATTAGTCAATTCTTCAAGGAACTCTATTACCTTTTCCTTTGAATACTCCTTAACATCATGAGAATCTTCTCCATCATATATTTGCTCTATACAATCTACTACTACATCTAACACTTGTTCAAAATTATCCATTTTTGAAATAGTAGATAACAATTTAAAATCTGGGTATTTCATAATTAACCCGATTTTGTCAGTTAGTAGAATATTGTTAGTATGGTCTGCATTATTTTCAATAATAACATTATCAAGATTGATATCAAATCTGATATCAACTTTTTTTGATTCCTGTCCTTCGGGTGGTTCGTGCGTACAGTCATGTTTGTAATTCAACTGTAAAATCTTTCCTACAGATTTACTTCTAATATTGACAAACAACCATTCAATATCAAAGGTGGCCAACTTATCTACATTAACAGGTGTAAGAATACAGTTGGTGATTATTTGTTTTACTGCACGAATTTGTTCATCTTGGTCTTCGCCTTCCTGTGCCATCAGAAGAATTTTTTCTTCTTTTATCAGGAAGGGTCTGTACTGGATTTTTTGATTGTTCGATGGGAGCGTAAGCTCGTACATCGGCGTATCGATTTTAGGTAACATATTTTAATATCCTATAAAAAATTATCCAATGAGATTTCTAATCCCACTGGAAAGGTTTGCAAAGCTACTTCTAACTGTTCTATTTACATCAGAAAAGGAACTAGTAGCACTTTCAAATTCAGCTCTTCTTTGTTCAATATTACTTGGTATGTTCGACATAATCATAGATTCTGGTGACATAGATTGCATCGCCAGTAATTGGTCAAAGTTAGGTCTAGGACTGAATGGTGCTGTTAAATCTACTGGTTGAGTAACAGTAGATGATTGTGGATTTGGTTGTTGTGGGTTTCCAACTTGACCCATATTTGCACCAGACCTAGTATGATATTCTTGAGACCATTTAGTATATGCAAATGTTATTTGACAAGTCGCTGGAGCTTCTGCCTCGTAAGAATACGCAATTTGACCTATCTGGATAGGAAATGCATCTAGAAAACTACAAGTAAAAACAGATTGTCCTGTGGGGTCGAATGAATGAAATTTTGCATCTATTGTATACATATTTGCATATTCAACTAATGCATCATTATAACCAATAATGTGGTCAACCCATTTGGTGAAATAATTTCTTTCTCTGGCATCGTCACTTAACATCACGGTAAAATTTAAATCTTCGTATAATGTTGCATATGGAGATTTTCTAAAAGGCCCATAGTATTTAACTTCAGATGTTGCTAATTGTTTTCCAGGCAACTCAAGTGACGATACTCTAACTGCAATTTGTCTCAAGTCGTTTTGGTCTCCACCAGCCAGAACAGGGGGTGCTGGTATTTCCATCACATACTTGTTAGGTATCATTACTCCTTGTTTATTAATTGTAGATATAAAAGATGATGGAGAAAACTGGTCTTTATCTAACATATCAATTTGCCTCTCTTAATGAATCAGACCAAACTTTGGACTGAGATGCTTTCTTGAAATTCGCAACTGGTAAAAATATCGCAATATCCCATTCATCAGCATTAATATGTACAAATCGACTCCTAACTTGAGAATACAAATATCGTTTTACTGTTGGTTTTATTACACCAAATTTACTCAAACCTTTCAAAGTTTGATATGTTACTGCAAGTTTAGTTGTCTCATTGTACGATTTATTATTGGTTATTTTACTCAAACTATCCATTATTACCATTCTATATGTAGGTGAAACATAATGAAGGTTGATTCCTAAAAATCCACCACCATAAGTATCTATACAAAATATCAGAGGAAACTCATCATAATATGGTAATTCATTTTTATATTTTGGATTATAACTATAACAATACATCCTTCCAACAGTAGGTACGGCTCTTGCTCTTTCAGATGCACTAAGAAGTTTTTTTCTGCCTGGCTGTCGAGAAAATAATCTTCCTAGTATGCTCGTCCTAACCTTTTTGAAAAACCATTCTCTTGCCGCTGGAGAATTGGGTCTTATACCCTTTTTTTCTAATTGTTTTAATAGTGGTTCGAAATTTGCCATACTACTATTTATTTCTCGTATCTATGTGGTCTTCGGTTAAAATCTTAAATTCCCAATTTTTATTTTTACAATATAATTTTGCAGCTGCCCATTTTGCAGAGTTTATACCCCAAGTTTTTGTTTCATACATATATCTTACTTTGTTCTTTGTTTTTCTTGGTGGTTTAGTTTCTCTTTTTGGTTTAACTTCTATGACTTTTGTATTAATACCATCCTTTCCTTTGACTTTGATAATAAAGTCTGGATAGTATCTATGTAATCTATTGTCGATAGGAGACATATAGGGAATAGAAAGTTCTTCACTACTCCATGCTATGATTGAGGAGTTCGTGTCACAGTATTTCATGAATCTTCTTTCCCAGAGAGAACGGAATATAATATTTGATATATCACCTTTGTATTTTTTAGGATTTTCTGGTATATACCTACCTTTGTAAGTAAACCTTTTTGCCATGTAGAAAAATCCTTATAAATAGTTTCGTTACTATTTATAACACACTAGAGGAAGAGTTGATTCGATGGAAATAGGTAGAGGTATAAAAACACCAGACCAAGAGATGAGGGAAAGTGCTGCCACAATGACAGGGAGTTCTTCAGACTTAAGATTTCCTTTGAATTTGTCTCAGGGCGAACTTCAACATTATATGACATTCGAAATTAGTGAATTTCAGAAACTTGCATATCAGCCTGGAGATGTTGCCTCAGACGGAAGCACTACTCCACACAATCCTCATACCACTATTAGTTTATATATTCCAGAACAAATTGCAATGAAATCTACGGCCTCATATGAAAACATGGGACTTAATTTTGCAAATGAATTTTTTGTTAACCAACAGGGAGAAGAGGGAGGCATCAGCAACTTTTTTGCTGATACTGGTACAGAAGTAGGGAGTAAACTCTTAACAAAGACTTTAGATTTTGTTGCTAATGAGGGTGGAGAAATTGGCCGGCAAAACCTTACTGGTACGGCATCAAATGCTGGCAAAGTTGTTCTTTTTAGGGGAATTGATTTTAGAACTTTTAATTTTAGTTATAAGTTTGCACCAAGAAATCAAGACGAATCAAATGCAGTTGCAAATATAATAAAACAATTTAGAAAAGGTATGTTGCCATCTATTGAGGGTGGTGGAATGTTTTATACAATACCTGATACGTTTCAAATAACATATAAAGTATTGGGAAGTGGTGATACTGGTGCAAAGTATTTACACAAATTTAAAACTTGTAGTTTACTAGATTGTGATGTTCAATATGGTGGAGATGGAACTTTTGGTGTTTTCAGAAGTGGAGCTCCTACTAATGTGGCGATGACATTGACTTTCCAAGAAACATTACAGGTAACAAAAGACGATGTTGAGGTGGATTACTAATGCCTAGTCACTTTAAATATCTTCCAAAAGTTGAATACGATATCAACAACGATGGTAAAAGTAAAAAAGAATTAACCAACATCTTTACTGTGATGAGGGTTGCTGAAAGTTTTGCTAAAAATCCTCTTGCATATTATGAGTATCAAGTAAAGGATAGTGAAACCCCAGAAATGATTGCGTCATTATATTATGGGTCTCCAACTTACAGTTGGGTGGTATTGATGTTAAACAATATTATCAATGTAGAAGATGAGTGGCCAAGAAATTCTAATGTTACTGATAAAGTAATTCTTGGTGAATACGGAAGTAGACTGGCTGCAGATCAAGATATTTTATATTACATAAAAAAGAATACTACAGAAGATTATTATGTTGTAGTTGAGTGCGAAAGTCCAGATATAAAAAAAGGAGTTCTTTACAATTCTGATACATGGAGAAGTAAAATTTTTCCTATAATAAAATTTAATGATATTTGGTCTGAATTTAAAATTACATCCCCAAATCATAAAATATCAAAAACAACATATGACAATTTAGAAGGAACGGAAAAAAATCAATACGAAGTCTTTACTGGATTGGATAAAATATTACAAGCAAACACAGGAAGTCGAATTATAAAACTTCTTGCAAAAGACAAGTTAAAAGAATTTTTAGATGAAGTTGAAAGAGTTTCTAAGTTATGAGTACAAAACCAGGCGGATTTAAATTTAATAAATTAAATATTACGTCACACAATGGATTTCAACTAGATTTAGTTAACTTGTGGAGTATTGTTGAGCTTTATGAAGATATATACAGTTCTAGTGTTAGTATGCGTATACAGATGCTAGATACAGGTAATAATATTCGTGCGTTGCCAATCATAGGTCAAGAAGATGTAGAAATTGAATTTGATTTATTATCAGATGGTTCTTTCTATGCACCAATATCATTATCAATGAAAATAGTTAAAATATCTGATCTGGTCAAAGAAGGTCAAAATCAAACATTTGTTTTAGAATTAGTAACAAAAGATTTCATGCAAAATTTTGATACAAGAATTTCAGAATACTTTGAGGGCCCTGCAAGTCAGATAGCAGCCCAAGTTTATGGACAATTGGGTTCTTCTAAAAATTTAATGATTAGAACTAGTGATGACCAACATGAACTGATTGTTCCTAATTTTACTCCATTAAAAGCCTTGGGTTGGTTGGCAGGAAGAGCCTATCAAGCAGATAATGCTTCCTATCTATTTTTTGAAAATAATAGAGAGTATGTATTTGCACCCTTTCCTGTACTAATAGAGGCACAAGAAAAAAATAAATTTTTGGTCGATGCAAAATTTAATACAGGAGAAGACCAAAATGCAGAAGATAAAAAGACAATTTATTTTAGATGGCACTCAACTTTTGATAACATAAAAAATATTACTAGTGGATTTTATAATGCTACTGTTTTTTCTCATGATATAGTCGGAAGAGAAATGAAAGAAATAGTTCATTCTTTTTGGGATAATTTTTCAGATTATAAAACTATTACTGGGAAACCATTTCAAGATGTGTCTGGTACTGGATATCAGTATAAACCAGAAGTTCAATTTTATGTTCCAGAAAATAGTTTAGGCGTAGGTTCTGGTGATGCAACTGGCGGACTTTTTCAAGAAGAAATTTTTATGAGAAGAAAGTTTCACATGCAACTATTTAATAATTTAAAGTGTGAAATTGGAATTTTTGCAGACCCAAAACTAGGAGCTGGTGATACCATAGAACTTAATTTTAATTCTAACTTTGATGAAAAAGATGAAAAACTTCATTCTGGTAAATGGTTAATAAGTGCAATCAAACACGAAATTGATAGAGGAAAAAATGATTATAGAATGAGACTAGAATGTGTCAGAGATTCAGTAGGAGTTGACTATCCACAACCGATACCAATTCTTAAGCAGGAGAAGGCATAGATGGATACTTTTATGGGAAGACAGGGCCTTGTATGGTGGGAAGGTGTCGTAGAAGATGTAAATGACCCAGAATATCTTGGTAGGGTTAGAGTTAGAATATTTGGTGTTCATACAAAAGATAAGTCTAAAATACCTACTGAAAAGTTGCCTTGGGTATCACCTATAATGCCTATTAATAGTGCATCAGCTGGTGGTTTAGGAACATCTCCCACAGGAGTTATTACAGGTTCTAGAGTTGTTGGATTTTTTAGAGATGGACAAAATCTTCAAGACCCAATAATTTTTGGAACAGTGCCTGGAAAACCAATATCAGCTGCAAATACAACTGAAGGATTAAATGACCCTTCTGGAACATATCCCCCCGAAGCAACCCCCCCTTGGAAGGGCGGTAGTGACCTTGGCGAGTCAGATGTCAACAGACTTGCAACTGGTCAAAGAAGTTCCGAAACCATTACACAGGTCAAGAAAGACGGTGTAGATACGAACATGGCATTCTCAGAACCAGCGAGTCCAGCAGCACCTCAATATCCATATAATCAAGTAATGAGTACGATTGCTGGACACCATCAAGAATTTGATAGTACGCCTGGCGCTGAGAGAATACACACATACCATACTGCTGGTTCATTTGAGGAATATCATCCAAATGGAGATGTTGTACGAAAGTGTGTTGGAGATAGTTACGAAGTTGTACTGGGTGATAAATTTGTTTCGGTTAGTGGAAACTGTACTGTTGTTGTGGCTGGAGATGTTACTGTTAAAGCTGGTGGAAATGTTGATATCAATGCTGGAGGATATGCGTATGTAACTGGAGGCCCTAGTGTTAAACTTTGGGGTGGAAGAATTGATTTGAATAGTGGTTCTTCTCCATCTCAGGCATATAGTTCTGGAACTCAGGCAAAGAAAGAAGCAACTCAACAAGCAATTGGTTGGCACGAACCAATTACTCTCTCCGATTCAGAGGTTGAAGATATACAATCTGGTCAAGTTATAGAGATACAGAACGGTTCTGACCCATATGACAAAGAGGCATTAGAATATGGTGATGGTGGTATTGAAGATGGAAGAAGAAATAATAAGAGTCCAGTAAATGATGTAGTCGGGCCACAGGATGCAAATGAAGAAACTGACTCTACATTCGACCCAGCAAGTTCTGATTTGTTAATATTCTTACCACATACAGACCCAAGAGTATCTTCAAGACTAATAAACGTGGCAGAAAATATTGCGAGAAAGGTTGGTTATCCTCTTACCATTACAAGTGCATATAGGTCTCCAGCTTACAACAAAAAAGTTGGTGGTGTTAAAAAATCAATTCACATGAAAGGATTGGCATTTGATGTTGTTATGAGTGGTAAGTCTTCTGCTCAAAGAGCTGCATTTATTAAGGCTGCATGTGACCTTGGAATACAAGGAATTGGTGTATACAGTTCGTTCACTCATATAGACCTTGGTGGTAAAAGATGTTGGGGCCCCAATGGAAGTAGAAGTTCATTACCCAGATATCGTTGGGCCCAACAAGCACTAAGAGATAAACAATGGCCTGGCGCTTAATTTTGGTTATAAATATTATAAAATTAAATTTTTAGGAATAACTCATGGCAGTGCAATTTTCAGAAGAAAAGCTCGGGGATTTACCAGAGAAACAAAATCAATTTCGTGATTTTGACCTAAAAATGATGTTAAATGTTGCAACAAGAGATGTTGTGATTAAAAAAGATGTCAATTCAATTAAACAGTCTTTGAAAAATTTGATATTGACTAATGTATTTGATAGAAAGTTTAATCCAGCATTTGGTGGTAATATTTACAAAGAATTATTTGAACCTATGGATCAGATAACCGTAGGTATTATGGAAACAAGATTGAATAATATAATAGAGACTTTTGAAAAAAGGATAATCAGTTCTACAGTTAAAGTTATACCTATCTATGGTCAACGGGCGACTGACCAAAATAGAGTCCGTATCGTTATAAATTATGCCATCCCAAGGGTTTCTAAAGAACTACAAACAGAATTTACAATAGAGAGATTACGATAATGGCCAAAAATATAAGAGTTTCGGAATTAGATTTTGATACGATAAAACAAAATATCATAAATCATATGAAAAATCTGGACAACACAAATACGTTTAAAGATTATGATTTCGAAGCATCTGGTCTTAATACCATGATTGATATTCTTGCCTCGAATACTCATTATCAATCATATTACTTAAATATGATGGCAAACGAAATGTTTCTTGATACTGCGAGACTTCGTGAAAATGTAGTATCTAAAGCAAAACTCCTTGGTTATACTCCTACATCAGCAAGAGCATCCGAAGCTACTCTATCAGTTTTGTTTAGGAAAACTGTCAACACTGAGGAAGAAGTAAGGTCTGGTATTAGAATTACTAGAAATATTAGTTTCTCTACAAACATAGATGGAATTTCATATAACTTTATTCCCAAAATAAACAGGGTCGCAATGAAGTTTGGTGAAACATTGCCTGGAACTGGTCAAAACGCTGGTAAGTTTGAAACAAGATATTTGATAGAAGATTTGGTTGTTATTCAAGGAGACCAAGTTACAGAAACTTACTTTGTTGATACCAATGACCCAAATCAAAAATTTGTTCTTTCAAATGCAAATGTAGATACAGAAACCATCCAAGTTATGGTTCAAGAAAATCCAGACGAAGATACTACTATCGCATTTTCGAAAGAAACTAATAATATGAATTTAACTGATGTGTCTACCACATTTTTCTTACAAGAATCTTCTGGATATTATGAAGTATATTTCGGTGATAATGTTTTAGGTAAAGGTGTTCCTAGTGGAAGCAAAATAACAGTTACTTATCTAATAACTGGTGGAGCTGGTGCAAATGGTGCTGGTGTTATTGCGTTAAGAAGTCATAATCTAGAAGATGTTGATACTAGTGGTGGTGTTAGGGAAGTTAAAGTTATTCAAAATGCATTTGGTGGGTCTGACCCAGAAACTTTGGAGTCAATAAAGTTTTATGCACCAAAAAGTTTTGAAGGACAAAACAGAGCTGTAACTTTAAGAGATTATCAACAAATTATTCCAAAAGTTTATCCACAAACAAAATCCGTAAATGTTTGGGGTGGGGAAGATAACATTCCAGCTGCATTTGGAAGAGTTTATATTTCTATTAGACCTAATGTTGGAACACTTCTTTCCGATTTGGAAAAAGAACAGGTAAGACAAAAGTTAAAAAAAGATTATTCAGTGTTGACTATATTACCAAATTTAGTTGACCCAGACTATACAAAAATTATTATTACTTCTACGGTAAAATATGATGATGAATCTACACTATTAACATCTGATGAATTGAAATCTAAAGTCGAAGATGTCATTAAAAATTTCAATGACCAGTATGTAAGTGAGTTTAATAATTATTTTCGATATTCTAATTTAGTATCTAGAATTGATAATACAGATGCAGCTATAACAAATAACGAAACAACAGTAGAACTTATGAATACTTCTACTCCATTACTAGATACAAAATTTACATATACTTTTTATTTTAATAATCCAGTAAAGAAAGGAACTTTAAGTTCTAATGGATTTTTGTTGTCTGGAAGTACTAATTTAATTTATGCAGAAGACGGTGAGGATGGAAAATTGAAATTTTGGTATATGGATGGTACAACAAAAAAATATTTAACAACTGGTATTTCTGGGACTATAGATTATACTAGTGGACTAGTAACTATTAGTGATGCAACAATTACTGGTATCGCAAGTGGAACTGGTAACGATTTATATATTAGATTGACCCCAGAAAATTTTGACGTTTTCCCAAAAAGAAACCAGATATTAATTATAGATGATGTAAATCAGTCAATAACAATGGAGGCTGATAATGACCTATACAACAACAATTATTCAATTAGTGACCAAACAGCAGTAACCCTTAGAACAACGAATAGTTAAAAAATGGACGTACTAAATTTAAAAAATTTGTCGAGTACCATTATCACTCAATTGCCTCATTATTTGGCAAATGATGATGATTATACTAAGTTTGTCAAATTTATGCAACTCTATTATGAGTATTTATCTGTCGGGGGAAATCCTACTGACGTTGCCACAAGGATGGCAGATTATGGAGATTTAGATAAAACTCTTGATACATTTGTTGATGAGTTTAAATATGAAATCGCCAGTGTCTTTCCTTCTATAACCAGAATAAAAGAAATACAAGATGACAATGCAGAAATGCAAGCACTTTTTAATGCAACTGGTGTTACAAATGCAGACACAGTAAAATACCAAACAGACACATATACTGGAAATGGTGTTGTATCAGAATTTTTATTATCTTATTTTGCACCATCATATTATTTTGGTAGAGATGTTGCACTGAGAGTTACAGACCTAAAGGTATATTCAAATCCAACTCTTTTCGAATCGAGTATGGATACTTATAGGGCAAGTAATCCACTCGCTGGTCTTACATTTCCAACAGATTATTCTTTATTGACAGAAGGTACTGATTATGTTATAACAGGTCAAAGAATTAAATTTTATAATAATGATACTCTCACAGCTCCTTCAGACCAAGTATCTATAAAAGTTGTTTATCAATTAAATTTAGACCTTGGTGCAACTGCATCCCAAATACAGACCCAAACTAAAAAGGCAAGATATTCAAATAAAAAACATTTTTATAAACTTTTAAAAGATTTTTATCAATCAAAAGGTTCAGTGCAATCTTTTAAATTTATTTTTCGTGCATTTTTTAATGAAGATATAGAAATTTATTATCCCAAAGAAAATATATTAAAAACAAATGAAAATACATGGGCGCAGTCAGTAAGTCTTAGAACAACAGGAATAGTTGATTCTTTAAATCCGCCAGGCAAAACAACAGAAATAACTGCATTAGTAGGCGAGACTAGTGGTGCAACAGCGATTCCAGAAAGTAATTATCACGCAATACAAGATTCAGTTGCATTTACTGAATATGTGGTTACAAATATAAGTGGAACTTTTCAATCACAAGAATTTCTTTTAGTACATGTTGAGGATACTAACAGTCGTGGAGAAGTTGAAAACAGAATTATTAGAGCTCAATTGTTTGATGTAATTACTGGATTTAATATTACTAACCCAGGCACGAATTATCCTAGAAACGTGTTCATACAAAACTATGAATCAAATGGTGGTTCTGGTGTTGGGATGAAAGCAAGAATTGAAGGTACTACTAATGGAGAAATTTCAAGTGTTGAAGTTGTAAATGGTGGAACGAATTATATAACTGGAGAGTTAATAGAATTTAATGATACTGGAACAGGCGGTTCTGGTGCTCTTGCGAGAGTGGCCGAAGTTACAAATACAGAACAGAAATACGATATAACTTGGGTACAAGATATTACGGATGCATTATATCCAAAAACTCAGTTCGAAATCAGTGATGCAAATTCTACTTATGGCCATGCAGTTCAATATTCAGAATCCTTATCAAGAAATACCAAAGTTACAATAAAAAATCATGACCCAAAGTTTGATGATGTTGTTGCACTTTTTGACTTTGAAAATTTGGTGCCTGGCACTTTGCAGTTTCAAGAATATAAAAATGACTTAGAAAATAGTAGACAAAATGCAACCAGAGATAACCCAGATATCGGGCCGAAGATTGGTAATTTTAGTTTAAGAGTTAATGATACTGGTTATGTAAGAATACCAAATCTTCCATCTCTTCTTACAGGAAGTACAGACTTTACAGTAGATTTTTGGTATCATGGTTCTGGATTCGCTGGAGATACAGGAGATGGTGCTGCTGTTTTTGCAATAAATGGAACTGAAGCTGGTTCACACGATAATCAATTGGTTTTGTTTCATCGGTCAGATGGAAAATTTACAGTTGCAGTAGACGATACAAATAAAACAAGTACTGGTTTATTAACCGATACTGCCACCACAGATGATTGGAATCATATTGCATTATATTATAACACATCAAGTGGCGTTAAGGTCTACCAAAACGGAGAACTTAAAGAAGATATTTTTGGTATTGGTCAATTTGGTGGAACAATTGATGGAATACAGACTTCATCTCATTTTACTATTGGCGCTGATTTTGATAAAAGTCTTGATGCAACTGATGACGGAAATAATGCATATTACTCAAGTTTTAGAGTTACTAAAGGACAAAGATTTACAGAGTATGTTGATGCAACTGATGGGAATAAAACAAAGATACTTTATTCAGATTTAAATCCAATTCCAAATGAAGAAGAATTACAACCATGGCAATATGAAATTGCAAATAATAGATTGACATTAAAAGAATATAATGCACAAGGATTTCTTGCAACAAGAACTCTTCCAGATTGGTTCTCTGTAAATTTATATTTTAGAAATCTTCCAATAGGTTCTATTAGTAGAGTTAATCTAATTTCTGGAGGCTCAGGATATGTTAGAAATCCTATAGCAAGAGTTGCAGACGAAAGTGAAGGTTATACTTCTTTAGGAAACGGTGCAAGTTTTAATGTTATAACAACAAATATTGGTGGAATTTCTAGAATAAAAATTGTACAATCCAGCACGAATCCAACTGCTCATGGTTTTGGAATCGGTTATGGAACTGTTCCTACTTTAGATTTATCAACTCTTGGAGATGGTAATGCAGTAGTAACTCCCATAAAAGGAATTTTGTGTGAAAGAGAAGGAAGATTTTTAAATGACCAAGGATTTCTTTCAGATAATAATAGAATACACGATGGATATCTATGGCAAGACTATTCTTATGTTGTAAGAGTTAATAGAATAGTAAATGAATGGAGAGACATAATTAAAAAAGTTGTTCATCCATTGGGAATGGCATTGTTTGGTGAGTTAGTTTTACTTACAAAAGTAGAAGGAAAACAGTTGAAGCGATCAATTCTTTATATTTTCTATGAAATTATAAAGAATTTAGATATTAAGTCTAAAAATATGGATGGTTTGGGTGTGTGGACATATCCAAATTCTGGAGATTCACAAATTGATACCAAACAATTGTTATCTCATGGATATTCTATAACCTACGATAATCGTCAAGATGATGCGGCTTCTCTCACAGGTGCAGATGATGATACCCCAGCTGGTCAAAATGTTGATGTTGGTGAAGGTAGATATGCATTACAAAAATCTGACAATACTACTGCAACTTCATGGAGTAATGTTGCAATCGTATCAGTAAACAATAAAGATAAATTCTACACAGATTATAGATTTTTTTATGAAGACAGTGAAGATATGATTAGTAGAGAGTTTGTGATTTACAATACGTCAGACGCATTTATTACTAGTGCAGAACATACAGTAACTAGACCATACGCAAGATATAGAGTTACACAAGTACAAAATGTAGATACAGATAATGATGGTATATCTAATATATCAAAATTTACCGTGACTCTTGTTTCAAGTGTTGGTGACCTTCCACTTACTACCCCAGATGATGTTATTGAATTTAGATGGGATAGAGTTTTTAGGGGCAATGTTGAAAGAAATCCATCGTATTGGGTAGGTTCAACAAGAGATGGTGCAGACCCAAGTGATGACAAATATGTTATTAAAATAGGAAGTAGAAGAGTTCCCACAGATTATATTCCATCTATGGGTACAACCTACAAGTCCTTAGAAAGATTCAAATTCTTTTTCGATGAAGCATATCCATTTGATAGATTAGTTAGATATCGTATGAGTCCAGAGGAAGAGGTTGCAGCTTCTCCATATAATCAGATGTTTGCACCAAATGGAACATTTAACACCATGAAAATGCTTCCTACAACAACAAAATTTATTACAATAAGAAATCCAAATGGAAAAAATGAATATGCAATTGTCCCAGCATATCTTGATACTGAAGTACTTTCTCTTACTGGAAGACCAGATGGCGGATTTGTTGGGGTAACAGATGGAACAGACCATGAATGGGGAACTACCACAATTAAAAGAGTACAAGACCTTTTTGACAGAGATTATCATGCAGTACTTGATTCTCATGTCAATATTGGGCCAAAAGTTCTAGTAATTACTGAAGAGTCAAGAGGACAAAATGGACAAACAGTAAATGGAATTACTAACTTATCAGTGGAGAGAAGAAAGTTTAATGATACTTCTCCACAGGGGCTGGATAATGACCTATATAACTATAAGATAGAAACGATTAATCAATATACTGACAGAAGTAATATTGCACAAGAAAGTGCGATTAGAAGGTATATGAAACAGGGTGAAGATGCGACTTCAATTGCATCTGCCTATCCAACATCTATAAGTGAATGGGAGTCCATACCAGAATTATTTTCCCCATCGTAAATGAGGGAGTAAAAAACTTATAAATAGAAGAAACGAATTTCAATTCAAAGGGTATATTACATGGCAGCTATAATCACAAACAAATTAAGAATTTTTAACGCTCAACAATTTTTAGAGTCTCTTGCAGAAGAAGCAGCTCTCTGGCAACAGAATTATGCGTATGTAGAGGGAGATGTCGTACTCAATAACACAAACCTATATGTGTGTGTTGAGTCAGGAACAAGTGACTCAAGCGGTACGGGCCCTAGTGGTACTGGTACGGAAACCGATGGTACTGTAAAATGGGCATTTTATAATGTCTCTCTATACAACAATTTATATATGGGTATCGGTAAACATACAGCTTGGTCAGACGATGCAAATCCACCAACTCCGATAGATTCAGTAGAAGGAAATAATACAGTAAAAGATGACTTGGTAGCCATGAAAAAAGTCGGTTCTAATACTGTATCTCTCGCAATCCCAAGAATTGATTGGACAACTGGTAGAACTTATACAATGTATGAAGACTCAAATGCAGAAGCAATTATTCCTAATGGATATATTATAACACAAGGAACAAATCAGTATAACGTATACAAATGTATTAATAACACTCAATGGCAAGATGCTAGTGTGGGGGTTCAACCAAAACCATCTACTGAACAACCAACAGGTACTTCCACAAATTCTCTAGAAGAAACTTCTGATGGATATGTTTGGAAATTTATGTATAGTGTCAAGTTAGATGATGCACTTAAATTTTTGACAAAAGATTATGTCCCTGTAAAAATTATTTCAGATGCTGTTGGTTCAAATCTTGCAGCTACTAGTAACGATTTTCCTCAATATCAAGTTCAACAAAACGCAGTGACTAATAATGGTTCTATCCAGTGGATAAAAATTATTGATGATGATACAAACTCTGGACATGCTGGTGGTCAAGGATATCACCCGAATTTAGTAGGAACACATAATGTTGCAGCTGGTGATTTGAGTCCAGCAATAACTACTGCTGGATTGGCTGGAACAGAAGTTCAAACAACTGATGCATATAAGGGATATTCCTTAATTGTAACTCCAAGTGGTGGTGCAGCTTCTTTCCAAAGAAAAATTACTGGTAATACCTATTCTGGTGGAGTTCTAGAATTGACTCTAGAAAGTGCATTTGATTCTGCAAATGATTATGCCAATGGAAACGGTGCAAGTATTGTTATTGCACCAACTGTTGAGGTTACCGCTGGTTCTGGTACACAAGGAAGTGGATTTAAAGGATATGCATTAGTACAAGGAGACCAAATTAAAAAGGTAGTTATAACAAGTGGGGGTACTTTATATACAACTGCAACTGCATTAGTAATAGCTGACAATGTTCCAGCAAGTACTACTTCATGTAAAGTAAAACCAATAATTTCACCAAATAAAAATCATGGGTTTAACCCAGTAGAAGAATTGGGTGGATATTATGCGATGATTGCCATGAAATTAGAATATGATGAATCAGATTCTAGAACAAATGACAGCACACAAGAAGCTACCACACAATCTGTGTTTCCTGTAAGTTTGGCAGAAGGTGTATTTAGACAGATAAGTATTATAACAGACCCAACGGACAAGAATACAAACAGATTGGCGTATAACACAACATACAAAGGGCCGAAACACCCAACATATGGAACTGCAAACTTAACAAAATTTGATATCGTTAGTGGCTCAGGAAAAGTATTATATGTGGAAAATCGTCAACCAGTAGCAAGAGCAATAGACCAGATTGAAGACATAAAAGTTGTATTTGAGTTCTAGGTCGGTAGAATTTTAAAATAGAGAGAAAACATGGCCACAAATTTCAATGTTGCACCTTATTATGACGATTTTGATGTAAATAATGGATACTTGAGGATTCTCTTCAAGCCTGGCGTTTCAGTCCAAGCAAGAGAACTTACTCAACTACAAAGTATCCTTCAAAATCAGATAAAAAGTCTTTCAGACCACTTTTTTAAAGAAGGTGCAATGGTTGTGCCTGGACAATCTGCTGTTGACTTCAAAGCAACCTATGTAAAAATTGATTTGAACGGAACTGGTTCATATACAAATGCAAGTGATTTTGTTGGAAGAACATTAACAGGTGGTACATCTGGTATCAAAGCGGTGGTTGTTCATGCAGAAGCATCTACAGGAACTGAGGCAACTGATGACCCCGATACAATTTATGTAAAATATCTTAAAGGAACTTCTGGTTCTGGTACAAACGAAGGTGAGACATTTGTACAGGGAACAAGTCTTTCGTTTTTCTCTGATGAAGTTTTAAGTACTGAAGCTGTAACTGGTCAGTCCGATTTTTCTTGTGTTGTAAGACCAACAAACGAAACTCCCACAGGTGTTGGTTCTATTGCATTTATAGAAGCAGGGATTTATTATGTTCAAGGACATTTGGTTATAGTTGATAGTCAGTCTATAGTTCTTGACAAATATACGAATACTCCATCCTACAAAATAGGTTTACAGATAAACGAAAGTACGATTGATTACACTTCTAATAGTGGACTTCTAGATAATGCTCAAGGGACTCCAAATTTCAATTCGCCTGGCGCTGATAGATATAAAATTCAATTAACTCTTCACAAAAGAGGTATTGATGAAATTAATACAGAAAATTTTGTATCTCTAATAAGTGTCAGAACTGGTCAGATTGAGTCTGCTGTAAGAAGTACAGAATACTCAGTATTGGAAGATACTCTCGCTAGAAGGACATATGATGAGTCTGGCGACTATACAGTAAGACCATATAGATTAGACATTAGAGAACTTCTAAATGAAAATGGTAATCGTGGTGTAAGAACAGTAAATGATTTTCAATATAACACAGAGGTAGAAGCAAAAGCAGCCGCAATTAAAAACTTTAGTGATTCTGTTGGTATGCAAGATTCCATCACTAATTCTGGTCTTGCACATACAATATCTCCAGCAGATATTCAAAAATACCCAGACCAAAACTTAGATGATACAGGACAAAAATTCTATCCTGGCCGAACTCATGACAATCTTGTAAATGCTCTAAGAGCTAGAATGGGTTTGGGAGTCGAAACTGGTAAAGCATATGTTCGTGGATATGAATTAGAAAACCTCTCTACAGTATTTGTAAATTATAAAAAGGCAAGAGATGATGTTCAAGAAAATAACTCGTATTTATTAACAGACCTTGGAAATTGTGTTTATGTCACAGATGTTCATGGACTTCCATCTTTAAATTCTAGTGTGAACTTATTGAATATTCATGCTGAAGGAATTACTGGATATATAACTGCAAACTACAATTTGTCTACTACTAGTCAATATGCAAGTGACTATGACCCAGATGGTGGAACATTTGCAGATGCAAGTAATACTCATGGAGCAGATGTTATTGGAACTGCAAAGGTAAAATATATTCAATATTACAGTGCAGCTGGTTCTTATCAAGGAAACGATTCTTTTACAACTGGTGCGAATAAATTCGCTCCTGCTACAAATTCTGTAAATGCAGCCATTTACAAAGTATATCTCTATGACATAAAATTTAATCAAAATCCAACAACTTTGAGACCATATCAAATAACTGATATGAGGTCTATAACTTCACAGACAGATGTAACTGGAAGTTCATTAGTAAAAACTTTTAGTGGAAATACTCTAGTAGAATATACATTAACAGATGTAGATACCATGCCGACTGTTAATAATATGATATATTCTCAATTCCAAGATATAACTGTAAGAGGTATGGTATATTATGTGGATGCTGGACGCCAGAATATTTTAGTTAAAAACATTGGTGGTGGTAATTTCACAGATTTCTTCCCTGTTAATAATTTTTTAAATCCCAGACTTTTTGAATTAAACGAAATTGTACAAGAAGTTGCTTATAATGCGTCTGCTGGAACTGATGTACGATTCTCTGGAACAACTGTATACGAAAGAAAGACTGGCAATGCAAGAATTATTAATAGACAAGTTCTATTTGGTGCAAATGGTAACAGTCTTGTAGATACTGGAAAAGATTTTGTAAAAACAAATAGATTTGTTGATGATGAAAGTGGAAATACCACAGTTGATACTACTTATACAGTTTTAAGAGAAGTTCAAACTACTGTTTTTGCTGGTGGGTCAGACAATAGAGTAGAGATACAGATTGGTAATTCTATTCCAGAACAATTTATGTCGTTCAATCAAGCATATTATTTTGTTTATATACCATCCGATAGTTCAGCGTCTTCTGCACAATCACTTGCTTGTACTAATGCGAATGTCATAATCTCTTCTGATTTTAAGACTTTGACAATTACTGGATTCCCAGCTGGTTCACTTGCAAAATCTGTAAGTGTATTTTTTCCTGTTATCAAACAAACTTCAAGGGAAAAAACTAAAACTCTGAATGATGATACTGTAATCTTTCCATATACTGGTAAAGGAACAAATGGTCAAGACTTGGGAATTTTAATCCCATTTGGAACAAATACTGATGTTGCATGGGCAGGAAATAGTGGAGATGTTATTGGTCAAAGTGCAGTCAATAATGTTGTAAATCAATTTTCAGATGCTGCCAATGAATTGATTGATATGAAAACATTTCAATTACAACATTCAGATATCTACAAATTTAAAAAAATATATGACACAAATCTTACTACAAATGTAATATATCAAGTTGATGTTATAGGAACACAAAAGTTTATCCATGAAATGAACGCTGCTGAACTTGAGTTCGCAGCTAAGGCATATGAATGGTCGATACAAAACTCTGGCGCAAGTCCTTATACAACGACAAGTACTGGTGCTCCATTTATAACAGAAATTAATGCTGCTACAGCAGCTGGACAAACCCCTGCTGGTGAATCAAATCAACCTATGCAAATTTATGATATTACTGAAAGGTATGAATTTGATGATGGTCAGAGAGGTGGATTTTATGACATAGGAACAATTAATATACTGCCTGGTCAACAAAAAGTACAAGGTAGAGCTGCAATTGTTTATTCATATTTTTCTCACGGTGATGGGGATTATGCATCAGTTGATTCTTATGTTCCAAATTCTGGTATCACATATGAAGAGATTCCAAGTTTCCAAAAAAGAAGATTGTCTGATGTTTTAGACTTTAGACCAGCAACAACTTTTTCATTTAATACAAATTCTTTATTGGGTAGGGGTGTTTTATCTGGTGACCAACCAGAGTTGCCTCTTGATACGTCAAACGTAATTACAGATTTTAGATATTACCTTCCAAGAAAAGATTTACTATATCTTAACAGAAACGGTCAATTTTTTATAAAATATGGTGCATCTGACGATAACCCATCATACCCAGAAAATCCAGATGATGGAATGGTTCTATATCGTATAGAGGCAAATGCATATACTCTTACTGTTAAAGATGTTCGTGCAGAAATGCTTGATAACAAAAGATATACTATGAGAGATATAGGTAAACTTGAAGAAAGAATTAAAAGAATAGAATATTATACAAGTTTAAGTCTTCTTGAAAAAGAAACTGAAGACATGTCTATTACAGATGAAAACGGTGTTGATAGATTTAAAAATGGATTTGTTGTAGAACCATTTAGAGGATTCCAGATAGCAGATGTATTTGATAGAGACCTTCAGTGTTCTATTGATTCTGCAAAGGGAGAATTAAGACCAAAGGCAAGTGAAAAGAATGTTCCTATGAAGTTCTGGCAAGCTGGTTCATCAGATTTCGCAAATAAAGATGGAAATCTGATGTTACCATATATCAGTATATCTTCTATTAAACAGAATAAGGCATCAAAAACTATCAATGTAAACCCATTTGCAATTTTTGGATTTCAAGGAAATATGAGATTGATTCCAGAATCGGATGAGTGGAGAGATGTAGAAGCAAGACCAGACTTGGTTATTGATAGAGATGGTCAGTTTGACCAAATACAAGAACTTGCCGAAGAGGCTGGTATTTTGGGTACAGAGTGGAATAGTTGGCAAACAACATGGACAGGTTCTGATACAAGTACAAATACTTTTAACGAAACTAGACAACAATGGGATAGAAGAGGAAGACAAAATGGTTGGTCAAACCAATCAAGACAAGTAACTCAAACAATAACAACTAATTCTGGTTTTAATAGTAGGGATGGAATACAAACTGAAGTAGTTCCTAGAGTTGTAACAGAAAATCTTGGTGAAAGGACTCTATCAACAGAAATTATTCCGTTTATTCGTTCTAGAACTATTTTCTTTAGGGTTTCTGGACTTAAACCACAAACAAGAATGTATCCATTCTTTGATAGTGTAGCTGTCGGGGCCCATTGTTTTGTTGCAGAAGAAGTTGTTGTCTCTAGTATGACCCAATCTGCTGCTTCCTTTATAACTGCACAAGAAGATGCAATACGTTCTGATAGTGGTCAAGTATTTTTAAGAGGAAATTCAAGTGGCCACCAAACAAGAGTTTTTGACTTTGAGTATCTAGATACAAACAGTGTTAGGTTCTTTTGTTTAAGTAATATTGATTCTTTATCTTTCACATCAAGTGAACCTATGTTTTTTGTAACTGATACAGGTACTTCTGTTCGTGTCGGTAATTTTAGTACCAGCATTAACTCAACTCCGAATCAAACTCTTTTAAGTGATGAAGGTGGAAACTTGAGGGGATTATTCACAATTCCTAATAACGAAAACTTAAGATTTAGAACTGGAGATAGACTCTTTAGATTGACAGACCAACTGTTAGTGACATCAACAGATTCTGATACAGAAGCAGAGGCAAGATATACTGCAAGAGGATTGTTGGAGACTACACAACAAACAATTGTCAATACAAGAATGGCAGACATTGTAAGAACTGCTAGAACACAAAGAGGAAACTCAGTAACTAATCAGTCAACCACAAATAGTACTGGTGGTTGGGAAGAAACTGGATTCCAAACTGTATTTTGGTCAGACCCACTTGCAGAAACTTTCTTAATTGATACAAAGGGTGGAGAATTTATAACTGCGATTGATTTATTTTTCTCAACAAAACCAAGTACAGATAATGGGATACCTGTGAGATGTGAAATTAGAAATACCGTAAATGGATATCCAGGCCAGAAAGTATTGGCGAAAAAAGAATTATCTCCAAGAGAAGTTTCTATCTCTGAGGATGGTTCTATTGCAACTACATTTACTTTTGACTCTCCAGTACATGTTCAAGAAAATGGAGAATATTGTTTTGTAGTTCTCGCAGATACACAAGATTATAGAATGTGGATTGCAAGATTAGGAGAAGAAGATACTGGTGGTACTGGAATTATTTCAAAACAACCTTATGCTGGTGTTTTCTTTAAGTCTCAAAATGCTTCAACTTGGACAGCAGACCAGATGGAAGATATGAAATTTGAGATTTATAGAGCTCAATTCGATACTACTAAACAATCAACTCTTTATTTCCAAAATAATCCAGTAGATAAAAATGGTGCAAGAACAGATTTTCAAGAATTAAGGGGTAATTGTATAGAAACTACTGCTGGTTCTTCTGTTGTTAAATTTTATGTGAAGAATCATGATTTAGTCCCATCAAGATACAACAACAATCATTATTGGGTAACAATTGCAAACTTAAAAACTAATGCATACTTTGGTGGAGGCCCAAGTGAAGGATTTTCTGGTGTAGAATTAAATGCAACTCATAAAGTTGTAGACACCACTTTAGATTCTTTTAGTATTGATATGAACAACCCAAGAAAGTTAGACGCAGCTGGTATTGGTATGGGTCTTCCTGTAGAACCTACATTAACAGAAGCAACTGGTTTAGGAAGAACGGCAGTAACTTCTGGACTGTTTCCTGCTGAAGCACAAGCATCAGATGGTTCTTCGGCTGGAAATCTAGTAGGTCAAAATTTAACAAGAGAAGTTACTAACGCAGATGGAACTACAACAGATGTTCCAATTGCAGTTGCATTTACGAATAAAAAGTTTGATGTCATGATGCCTATTGTTCAAAATGTACAACTTCCAGAAACAAATATTAGTATGTCAATGAAAACAACTTCTGGAACATCACAACATAGTGATTTGCCAGCTGGTGTTAAAGACCCACTATGGAATAGTTTTGTAAATATGGAAAATATTTATTTTAAAACTCCAAGATTTATTGCAAACCGATTCAATGAACTTCAGTTTGGTATTGGTAGTAGTGATTTTGATAAACGGTCATTAACATATAAGATACAATTAAGTTCTGATAAAGATAATGTTTCTCCTATGGTAGATACAAGAAGAAACAGTGCGATATTAGTTTCTAACAGAGTAAACAGTCCACAATTTACTACTACAACTGATGCTCAAGGAAACGCAACTGACTCAGGGGTTTCAATTACTAGTACTGGATACATGTACAACGGATTTATATCAGAAAGAGAACCCCAAGGTGGTTCAGCTGATGCAAAATATATCACAAGAGAAATTGTATTGAATAATCCATCAGTTGCATTGAAAGTTGCAATGACTGTAAATAGACCACAGGATGCAGACATTGACTTATATTATAAAATAAAAACTACTGATGGACAAAATTATAGAAAACTTAATTATGATTATGTTTCAAGACCTTTGGGATATGACAATCCAGACTTGCCTGGTTCTTGGTCTGAGTGGGAATATGACATAGAAAACCTTGAAGAATTTAGTTCTTTTGGAATAAAAGTCGTATTACGAAGTAAAAATTCTGCTACTGTTCCAAAAGTAAAAGATTTAAGAATAGTTGCACTTGCTAGCTAGTATAAATATGAGTATGAACAATAAAAAATATTTACTTGTAGAAGATAATCCAGACTTAGTTCGGGATAAATACTCTAAGGCAATTATTAATACAAATAAAAACGCTTATCATACTTACATGAAAAAGGCGAGTTTGAGAAGTCAACAAAAAATGGAAATAGAAAAATTAAATGCTGAAGTTAGTGAATTAAAAACAATGATAAAACAACTTTTAGAGAGAAAATAAAATGTCAAATTACCCATCACTAGTAGAAGTCGCATTAACAGATACTTTCGATTCTTGGAGAGGAAAAACGAATGTTGCAATTCAACACACAGACCGTGTAGCAACTGTTATTGGTGAAGTGACTCCAGCGAACATGGGAACAACTGCTGGAACTCTTGTTACTGCGATAAAAGAAGTAGATACGGAAACTACTACAAATACTACAAATATTGGAACTATGGCCAATATAAATGTATTATTCAAAAAACCAACAGTTGTTGAAACATTCAATGAATTAAATGACACATTGCGTGTTCATATTAATACAGAAGTATCGACAGAAAGAAATGAAAGAGAAGCTGCTGATGTTGTATTACAACAAAAAGTAGACCAAGTAGAAGCTTCTTCTGGTCTCGCTGGAAATGGTAACTATATTGTACAAACAGGTTCTAATTATTTAACAACTGCAAATACTCTTGCAGCTGCTGATACTGCACTTGATACTACATTAAAATCAATTTCTGATGAATTAAATACAACACAAACAACACTTGGAACTGGAGCAGATGGAACTAAAACCTTCAGTGGAACATACATTGGTTCTACGATGTCATATGCAGAGGCGATTGAGTCTTTAGACACACAGGCAAATGCAAATAATATTAAAACAAATACAAATACAACTAATATCAGCACTCTTGATAGTAGAGAAACTAGTCGTTACAATGAATTAACAACGAAAACTGATAATACTCAGGCAGAATTAGATAGAGTTGAAGAAGTTATTGGAACTATTTCAAATGGAACAATGACTATCTCAGGAACAAATTATATCAATGGAGTTACGGTAAAGGCTGCCCTTATTGCACTTGACGAAAAGGCAAAGGCAAATGCAGATGGGGTTGTTGCAGCTTCTAGTGGAAGAAATACTTTACAACAAGAATTAAATACAACTCAAAACGGTGCTGGATTAAACAATCTTGGAACTTACTCAGCAAATACTGGTGCAAATTACATTAATACTGCATCAAGTTTAAAAAATGCAGATAACTTACTAGATGGGGCGGTCAAAGCAAATGCAGATGCTATCTTGGCACTTCAAGGAAGAGCTGATAATGTTGATACCGATTTAGGAAGTACTATTACTAGAAATAGTCTGTCTGCTGATGAGGTTCATATTTTTTACAATTCTGGAACAGGGAAATTCACACACAATACTATTTCTTCAGCTGCCGTTTCAACATCAGGTGCAACAATTATAAGTTCACTGACAGTAGATACTGCTGGACACCTTACAGGAAGTTCAACAAGAGTTTTAGGAAATCAATCATTATTTAATCAGACAATTAGTACGTCAAACCCCAGCGGTGGTGCAAACGGTGATGTTTGGTATAAAGTATAGGATAACTCATCATGCCTGTATACGTCAAGGATAAGAGTATAGGAACAACTCCAGTTTCTTTTACTGCAAATATAGATACCGAATGGCAATATTTTGCGAATCAAGACAAAAGAACTTCTAGAGGTCTTCTTTCATCTGATTCTAATTCTACAGCAGTATCACTCTATGGGCCCAATCCATTACCAATAGTTGACCAGACTGCAACTCCACAACATATTTTCACTCCGCCATTTAGTTTGCAAAATGCATCAAGTAACAGAGTAGAATTTGATTTGCAATACCCAGCTACGCCAGGTGGGGGGAGAGACACAGATAGAATATGTACAATTCAAGGTTCAAATAGTCTGACTCCAGCAGATTGGCAAGAAGTAGCATATTTTAATGGAAAAGATATTAAAACACAAACTGTTACACAAGAAGTTTTAAATCTAGATGTTGGAAATAAAAGATTCAAAAGTAATGGAGACAATTCTGGTTTCAGAAGATTTGGACAATTTGGAGGTGTTCCAGATAAATTTCAAAACTATTTGTTTCTTGACAGAGATGATAGTTCTTTTAGAACTTCAGTTTTCCAACTTGCTGATATATCAGAATTAACTTTTTTTATAACTAGTGGTAGATCTGGAACTGGTAATGCAGCCACAAATACAGAAGATGGAGTAAGTTGGCAGTTTGGAGATAATAATGGAGTTACAAGATCAGATTATGATAGTGGTGCTAAATCATTACTTGTATATCTTGTAAAACAAGTTGGTTCACAACCTTCTCCTAATGATATAGTCGCTTCTGCTGTTAGGGCTCAAGGAAGAAATAATGAATGGTCTAGAGTTAAATTTCAAACATCTGACATTAGTGGAACACATTATTTTATTTTTACAAAACAAACAAATTCAGGCGATGAAAAAAGACATGCTGTATCTGCAATACAGGGTGTAAGACATAGAATAGCAAACTTTGCAGCTTCTCAACGAGTAAAATTAGATTTCGACCCTCAAGGTGGACTTAATTCAGTTACTGCTGCTAGTAATAATGCAAGGCCTTTTCTTGCAAATTATGATTTGTCTAGGAAGTATAGATGGTATAGAATTGGTGTAAAGGGGCCAACTGCAAATGACCTTGAAACAACTGGTTCAATAGTGAATTGGGTAACAAAAAGTGTCACTGGTCAAAGTGATGATAGAGAAGGAATTGAACAATGGTTTCCCCCACAAGAACTTTATGTCAAACAAAATTCGTGGAAACCTGTCAAACAAGTATTTATTAAGAAAGATAATAGTTGGGTAAATGTCTGGCCTGATGTAGGACAAGGTGCTGCTACATTACCACCAGAACAAGAAGGTGGTGGAGTATTTATCAATAACCCAGATGATGCACCAGTTACTTCACTAACTGTTAAAGGATTTGATGATTATGAGAATGGGTTATTTGGAAGAAGATATAATGGTGATTGGAATGATGATCCAAATTTCTTTATTCCATCTAGAAGAACTGGTCAGACAAATTCTATTCAAAAATGGGATGAATTTACCAGTAATGCATATAATTATTCATGGGAATGGCAAGGATATGCAAAAATTGGAACAAGTGGAAACTATAATATAAGAATTAATTCTGATGATGCGTCTGCTGTATTTTTTGGGGATAATGCATTAAGTGGTTCGCCACCGAATAATTCTGCATGGGTCTCATATTTGGGACATCATGGAGCAGACGGATATAGAACATCAAACAGTAGATATTTGACTGCTGGAGAGTTTTATCCCATTAGAATAAGATTTGGTCAATGGCATAAAGGCCCATCAGAGTTTAATTTTCAAGTTAAACCACCAAACGCTTCCGTACCAACATCAGCGGGAATATCACAATATGCCTTCTATTATAATGATAGTGTAGTTGATGACCCACAAACCCAAGGTAATGATAATAGATATCACGTTTATCAATTACAAAATGGTAGATACGAAAGAACAGCAGTATTTAATAATGAAACTGATGCAGCTGCCTCTGTATCGACAAAAAATGCTAATGTTGATATTCGTTTACGATTTCCTACTGCCTATGCATATCAATTAGGTGGTAATGAATCGAACATGGGGGAAAATTATACAAATACTGGAAAATATAGAGTTGTTAGAAATTCAGCACATGTAGGTTCTGATGGTAAAATACGTTCTGGTCAATTGACAACAGGAAATAAATTTACACCTATACATGTTTGGGCTCAACTTGCTCATCCAACAAATCTAGATGCACCAGCTTCTGGTATTGTAGAAGACCAAATATTTGATACCTTAGCACAAGCACAGGCGAGAGTTGAATTTTTAAATTCTCAAGCGTATCAACTATCTCTTGATGGATATTATTTTGAACATCCAGATTTTGATTTGGTTCATGTTGGTCAAGGATTTAGAAAAGTTCCTGCTAGAAGTAACTTGCCAAGACAGGGTGTAGTATCTACCGAATCAACTGATAATACATATCCACATTCAGTATTTGAAGAATTAACAACAGCGCCATCTATAGCAGATGGAAAACTTATCAATAACACAGTTGATGTGGGTGGTGGTATTGGAACAATATCAGCGAGTAGAGGAATTGGTACTGGAAATAATCCTTCTATGATGCCACTAATAAAGAACTATACACACAATTCTTATCCAGATGCAAAAGCTGGTTCAATGATTAGAGACTGTGCTGTTAGAGGAGCTGCTGTCAACGATGTAAAATTAAAAATTATGGGATTAACTCCAAGTGAGGTTGATTTTTCCACTACAGATATTACTGTCAGAATACAGTGTAGACCAAGAGGGCCGTTTGCATTAGGAGTTTTACGAGTTAATTTAGATGATGATTATTTTACTGGTAAATCAATTTCTCAATGGTTTAGAAATTTGGATGCAGTGAGAAAGTGGGCAGTAGTAAAACATACTGGATATTCTGAACCATTTTTTCACGAATATTTTGATGTATCTAACGTAGATCCAAAAGTTGGTGTAGACGCACTTAATATTAGAGGAGAGTTACTTAACAGTTTAAATTGGACATATAGAGATGTATTTAGTCCATATAGTGGAACACTAGCATATAGACAACTTGTAAGTAAAGAATTTACTGTTACAGCACCAGCACAAAATGAAGTATTAATTCCTTTTGTGACTGACTTTGGCGATTGGGTTGGTGGAGAGACTTCATCAAATACACTTACAGGAATGGATAGAGTTCGTTGTGAAATGACATACAATGGATATAACATTGCACAAGAGGATATAGATGCTACTTTACCAGTATTAACTGAAATTAATTTTGATTCTCATACTTCTTATGTGGGAGCAAATGCTCCATCTATTCTTCCTATCGTATTCCCCATTCCATCTGCAAGAATCCCACCGCCTGGTGATGATGAGGATGATGATGGAGTTGAGGGGTATGTTTATTATCCATATGATGATGAGGATGATGATGGAGTCGATTTTTGCCCAACTCCAACGTATGACCCATTTAATTTAAATTCTATAGACAATGATGATAGAGACCTGTTTAGTGATTGGGACTCTGGTTGGGATGGGACAAACTCTGGGGTAAGTGTAGCCAATTCATGTACTTTTAATGGAAACAGTTTTGATTATAGTGTTCCCTCTTCAAGTTCTTCGGACGATGGTGAGAGCTCGGGCTCTTCCAGCAGTGGTAATGACACTAGCAGTTCTGGAGATGGATGTGTTATCGCAACTCACGCTATAAGTACTGGTGCATTTAGACATAGAGATAGAGCAAATGCGATTAATTGGTGTGAAAAGAATTTACATGGTAAATGGTGGGGAGAAGCAATGAGAAGAGGATATCGCCATTTAGGTCGTAGATACATTTCAGAAGGAAAAGCAGAAACAGTCTATGATGAGTTCAAAGAATGTATGGAATGGGCAAATGGAAAGCGTCCTTTTGAGTTGAGAATTGCAACAAGATATTTTTACCGTGTCGCACAAACATTTATTATTGGTCTTTGTGTGCGTGATAAATAGTATGTAATCAAGGGAAAAATTCATGGCGACATTAGAAGTAAACGCAGCTGATTTTAAAAACTACGGTATATCTGTAGGAAGAAGTTCTTTCACCACTATGACAGGCGCTGGCGGATTTAGTGCCAGTACCAATGAACCTTTTGGTGGACTTTTGAGAGCTCTTGTTACTGATATGACTAAAGGTCAAGGAGCAAATGAAGTTGGTTGGCAGATGTATAACGGACTGCCTGTCGCTGGTAATGAAATACGAGATGTTTCAGATCTTTCAAATATAACCAAAAACTTTTTTACTGAGACAAATTTATCTTCAACTGGTACTCCATATGCTGGTACTGGTAATTTTGGTGTTGAAGTTTCGGGACAAAGACCAGCTGGAACACAGCATGTTGTTTTATTAGATAGTACTGATACAAATGCACCAAACAGGGGTGTAGTATCTAGAGGTGTAGACCAATCTTATAGAATTAGATTTGAATTTGATGAAAGACCAAGACTTTTTGTTGTTGATGCAGAATTTCCACAAGAATTGTATCAATTGAATTTACGACTCAGAGAATTGGGAAGGCCTCAATACACAGGTGGAAATGTTATTGATGAATCTGACCCTAATGCACATTTGTTAGACCCAACATTAAATGGAACTAGTACTACTGTATACGCACATCCAGGCTATCAATCTGCATCATTTACTTTATCGGCAAATGGAACATGGGAAGGTACACAAGGCATTCCAAATCCAATGTATGGTTGGTTTAAAGTAAACATTGGTACAAAAAATCAATTATTAGATACTGGATTTATAAGTCAACCAATTGTTAGTTCAGATGGACTAATTACATTAGAAAATGGTTCTACATTAAATAATTCAGTTATAAGAAATCCAGGCGAATGTGTGGACGTATTTTTTGAAGATACTATATTGTCTGCAACAACACAATCTTTGGCATTAGAAAGTGTAACTAGTGGTAATGGTGGTGGAAGTATTAATGACGCTGGTTCTATTGTTGGCGGAACATCTGGAGGCGGTGGTACAGTAGATGTAAATAATTCTACTGGAACAGTTTTGAAATATGCAGCTACTACTACAACTAATTTTGCAGATGGAGAAACAATTACACACTCTAATGGTGCAACAGCTGTAATTACATCTGCGTCTACCACACATGATATTAATCGTGCTAGAAGATTTAGAAATAAAAGAAAAGGGAAAGGTTGGTTCAAGAGATTCCCAAAAGTAAGTTCGGATGTTGGGCCATCTTATCCTATGTCATACAGATTAACGATGACAGAAAGAGGAGTTCTACTTTATATTTTCGATGATGCAGCTGCCGACCAAGCAGATGATTACGCATGGTTTTGTGCCCAGAGAACAGTTGACAATCAGACAGGAATTACAAGAACTGATGAAGCTTCTCGTTTTCCTCTTCATGTATTATATTCATGTTCTAGAGAAAGTGTATATCCAAGAGACTTTGGTGTATACTTTTCTACACAAGCAGCCAATCTACAAACTGTGGAAAATACATTAACACAAGTATTTGATGCCGCTGGAACGTCATATAATATAGATACTATTGGAAATGACGCCTTTTATATACTAAATACATATGACAGAGAAGATTCACTTGCAGACGAATTTACTGCAAAAAATATTTGGAGATTTTGTGCAAGAGAATTTGATGTTTTAAAACCTTGGGATGTACATAAATTAGCAACTGCCCACCAGACAGATAGTAATGCAGTTATAAATCCATTAGAACAATTAGCGATAACAGATGATAATAGATTTGTAATCACTTTTCCTACAGGATTAACCTCGCAGAGATTTATGTATCCTAAAGAAGAGATGGATATGATTTGTTTTTCATCCGCTGAAGTTGTTGCTGAAGGAAGTAATGTTCCTATGCAAACCTATAAACCAGACGGTGTGACAGCAGACCAAAGAAGGTATACTGGTTTAAGGGCAACTCTCGCAAATGGAAACGGTATGAGATTGCTTGCCTTAGTAAATGGCCAGTATATTTTTAACAGTGATATTAACTTGGACTAATTTATAAATAGATTAAACAACAAGAGATTTTTTTTTATAAATAGTTCTGAATCTTGAATAGATAACGAAATTATTATATACATATAAACATAGGAGAATCGAAACATGCCAGTAGCAAGCGGTTACAGTATTCAAAGGAACGAGATTATAAATCTCGATCATAGACAAAATAGGGAAGAACACACTGGTAGTTCTACTACAGTAGTATTCTTCTTACGTTCACTCCCCGATTATTCGGATAGAGCATGGAATTGGGATATTCGTGTTGGTGGTGTGAAATTTTCAATCAACAGAAAGACAGGGGTGAACTCTGAGTCAACATATGTTACGGACGGTAACAAAGGAGCTGCGACTGTGGCATCTGACGGTAGTACACTTCTTAGTTCGTTAACAGATGCACAAATCTTCGAAGAAAGACCTCAAGACGTATTTAGTGAAGGTGTTCTTGATGCTGGATATGGTGCAGTAAGATATCGTCAAGACCTTGGTACATTTGGTGCCATAGAATTTGACCCAGCATATGCTCCACCAGACGCAGCTAAAGTAGAAATCACTTATCGTGAACATTATACTCAATGGACAGGACTTAATGGCGGACTGATGTATCAACTCGCAAGAGATATGTGTGTACATCCATATTCTTCTCCAGAACTTTTGAGAGTAAGTACTGCTCTTCCTCTTAGTGCATCTGATGTTCCAGCTACTGACACTCCAACTCAAATAGTTCCAATTACAAGCAGCGACCCAGCTGTAGTCGCAATGAGATTGAAATCTTCTATTAGATTTAATACAGACTATGCAGAAGCTGGTCAACAGACTACTCAAAGACAAGGAAAAAGAGTATATAAGATTGTAAGACAGTTCAAAGCAACTTCTTCAATTAAAAATATTACTTATGGTTCTACTGGTCTTGATGCTGACAGAGATGCAGCTCAAAACTATGTTTACACATCTGGTACGGATCCTATCGGCCCGACCAATCAATTGACAATTTCTACATTAACAAATGGTCTTGAAGGTAATGCTGAAAAAATTGCAACTAAATTTCCTTTTACTAAAAGAGACTTGGGTTCTGGTGAATTTAGAGTTGCAATTAACAACAGAGTTATCAGAGATGACCAGTTTGTTGTTGTATCAGACCTCAAAACTAGAACTTCTAGAATTGACCTTGTAGTTGATTCTGCTGATTTCAATTGGGTGTCCGATACTACTAACGTAAATATTACAATTTCATACAATTGGGGCCCAAGTTTGGAAGTGCCATATGGTGCTCTTGTAGGTAAGAATGGTCTTGCACCATATTCACATGAAACAGACAACAATGCACTTACTGGTGGATGGAATTATGTACCCGCCGCTGAAACAGGAAACGCAAACGTAGACCTTACAATTGCATCTAATACTGGTGCAACAGTAAATGGAAATCCAGACCTTTTAGATATCAACAGTACGACTTTTGGTGGTCATGTAGAAGACATAACAGCTGCAGCTGGTGGTCTAAATCACGTTGCTGATGTCACGATTGATACAGCAACTGAATTAAGAATGATTGGCCCAGCATTTGTTGGATATGGAGACTTATTACTCCTACAATTCGATGAAGAAGCCGCATACAAACCAGCATTTCAACTGGTAAATCCTAAACCAGTAAGTAATACCGAAAATGATGTTCTGGATGCATTATCGCAAATTACAGATAGATTTCTTGTAGAATCTTCTGCTGGTTGTGACCTAAACTCAGACCCAGAACTCGTAACAATTTCATATGACCCATCTTCTAATAAAGTTACTCCCCAGACTTTCAGAGTAAGAATGGAATATCTTCCTTCAACTTCTGAATTGAAGGTGAATGTCGCAACAGAATATCAATTAAGAGATGATATGTCTATTACACAGGGTCAGTCTAGAGATGGTGCAAAATATCCAATCTTTAGAGAACCAGGCGAACTTTGTGATGTATATGAAGCTCCTGCCATTGGTAGAGGTGCTACATATAAACTTACAAAAGGTAAGTCGCAATGGTTTAGACGTTCAATGAAAACTGATGATGTTGTTTCAAGAACATATCCAATGTCTTATAGAATTTCTACAACCAATCATGGCTTTGGACTCTTTGTATTTGACCAAGCATCAGTTGACCAAGATGACGATTACGCATGGTTGGTAGTACAGAGACACGTTGACCAAACAACAGGACAACCAGAATTTACTGGTAAATCGCCTGTACACTGTGTCTATTCTCCAGTGAAGAGACCAGTAGAATTGGCTGACCTAAACGCATATTACTCCTCTGGAGATGTTGCAGACCTCACAAAGGCACCAAATCTATATGGTACATTTGGTGACGAATTAGAAACAGAAGCTCCTACAATCTTTATCGACCAGACAGAATCACTTTTCTCTGGTACAGTTAACTCAATTGACCTTACAGGTGATGGTTATAGATCACCTGATGCACAGCAAGGTGACCCATTGGGTGCATTGGGTGAACTAGATGTCGGTTGGTTAGGTGGTGCTGGTGCTACAGATGTTGAAATGGCAGATTACTGGACATTAGACCCATCCACTGCTGGCCCATCATACAGAGTTTCAGAATTAGAAATTCAAGGATTTAATGCACTCCCAAGAGATGCAAATGGTGCTACTGCACAACTTGTCGGTAATAACATTGCATCAAACGCCATTTGGTTGAACCCTGCTTCTACAGAAGTTGCAACTTCAGTTTCTGGTAACCAAGTTTTCCAAAAATTACGATTGAACAGAGTTTCAACATTTGTCGCTGCTTCTGTATCTGGTACTGGTCTCGGCCCTACCACTGCAGCTCTAGGAGATTGGTTAGACCCATCATACGCACTTTTGGATATTCTATATACAGAAATTCCAGAAAACAAAGAAAAAGTTTTGGAATCATTACTTGTCGCACTTGACGGTGTACAAGTTCCATTGTCTCAAGGTGCATATATTCTTACCTATGATGAGTGGGTGAGAGATGGTGACCCATTGACCTCTGGAAGATTTGTAGAAGGTCTCGACCTTGCTGGTGCCGGTGCATTAGGTTCTAAGTTTAGACTACCAGATGATGCTGTTTCAGCAACGTCTAATACTACAATTGGTGCTGCTAATGATATGGGAACTGCTGGTACTGCACTTGGAGCATTAACCAATACAAGTATCAACACAACTACTGGACAAGCATTCGGTCAACACCTTGGTACTTCACCATATACTGGTACTCAAAATGCTGGTGTTCTGATAACTGCACTACAAGCACTTGACCCACAAGATGTATTTGTATTATCTACACAAAAAGATGCACTCAAGGGTAAGTTGCCTGGAGATGTGATTTGGCCTGAACAGGGTGGCCCCAACGTATTCATGTATGACTACTTCAACCAAACCTTGTTCTTCAGAGATTCACCAAGACCAAGTGCAAGTTTGACTATTAAATTGATTAACTACAATCAAGGTAATCCTTCTGCGAATGTTTATGTCATATCTGTTCCACCAGATCGTGACTTCCCAGAAAGAAACTTGGGTAAAATCAAGGCAATTAATAGATTCGTTGTACGAGAGGCCGATGTATTTAAACCTTGGGATTATCATGTATCTGCAACGATGCACGAAAAAGATTCCAATGCGATTATTAATCCAAGAGAACAACTCTCTATCACTCAAAATAGAGACTTTGTGTTTAGTTTCCCAACACAGTTAACTTCACAAAGATTCTACTATCCTAGAAGTGAATTGGATATGATTGCTGTTTCGTCTGCTGACTTCTCAACGCAGTCTGGTCATATCGAAATTGATAAGTACTCTGACTCCAACGCATTGAATACTGCAAAACTTTCAATTACTGTTGGTGGTACATCTCATGATTTCGAACCAGTAACTGGTGCTACAGACTTTGATTATGGTGGTCATGTTGGCCCCGATAACTCTAAGTACTACTGGGCAAGAAATAAGAGAAAATATGAAGGTATGATGTCAACAGAATCTTTCGGTAATGGTATGAGAGTATTCTTGCAAGTTACAGGTTCAAGTATTAGATTTAGTGACGTTGTTGATGGAACGGCCCCTAGTGCTACTGGTCAGTAATAGGGACTAGGGTTGTTCCTCGTTGACTAAATACATTGTAGGAACTATAAACTTTGAGGAAGAAGCATGCCATCGACATTAGGATCGCCATTTCAGTCAGCAGGATTTTCAGTTGAACGAAACGAGATAATAAGCATATCACAACCCTTGGTTTCAGATAGGTTTATATCTGATGGCGTTACTACTTCATACCCTCTAACAAATTTTGCAGATATACAATTGGTTGACCTTCAACCTTTTCGTGTATTTTCAATTGCTATCGATGGTTCTCAAACAGAACTTAAACTAGACAACATAGAAGGTAATTCAACTAATCATTTAACTGACCCATCATTATTTGTTAATGGGGGTCAGTATTATTTTGACCCAGATGTTGGTCAATATGGAACAATATTTCTAAAAAGGTCTATTGCAACAGGAAAAACTATTGCAATTTTCTACTATACTAATACAGATGCCTATCAACACTTAGAAGATGGTGTTTTACAACAACTTGCAACTGATTTAGTTCTTCATCCATATGGAAATGATTATTCTCAAACATATAGTAGTCTTCAACAAAAAACACAAACTTTAACATTCAATTACAATTCTGGAGATGGAACAGCTGTTGGCGATTCTGGAAGTGCATCTTTTGGTGGTTCGGTAGATTTTACTGGAAATGATGTAGGTAAAAGACTGCGTGAAATGAATGGTTCTGGAATATGGACAATCTCACAAGTATCTGGTGGTGTTGCGTCTGTTACTGTTTTAACTGCTCCAAACGATTCTTTATATCTTCCAGCCCCCAGTGTTACTGGAGAAGCAGTAGGAACTGCAAATGGTGATACAACAAGATTTACATTAACAACATCTCATAAAAATAGAGCGGTCACTGTTAAGGTGGATGGGAGTGCTGTAGACGCATCAACATACGTTTTGAGTGGAACAAATACACTTATTTTTAATACTGCCCCAGCATCTGGTGCAATTACTGTTGATATAGCTGCAAGAACTGATATAATTTATCCAACATCTACTTGGGCAATGATTATACCAAGTACTGATGTTGAGGTTCAACCTTATAGTTTGATTTATCCATATACCACTACAGGAACTTCTCCTATTACACCAGACCCAAACTCTGGTCAACAAGACCAAACAGATGTCATGGACGCTATTAGAAGAATTGGTAGTGTTTTTGTCGTAGAATCTGAAAAGGCAACAGATATTTTATCATCTCTTAAAGATGTAAACTCTTCAGCTGCTTCAAAAATTATTCCTACAGATACGACTCTTTCTTCTGCAAAAAGAGGAAAAAGAGGCCCACAAAAATGGAGAATTAAATTCTCATACGATGTCGTAACTGGTTATCTGAATGTAAATGTTGGAACAAATCTTCAGATTGGTGATGACGGAGAATTATCAAAAATTCAAGGACAAGATGGATTAAGTTCAGCGGTTATTAGAACACCAGGCGAACTTTCTAATGTGTATTATAAATTTGATAGAAAAGAAAACAAATCTAAATCTGGTTGGTTTAGAAGAGCAACAAAAACTGCTGAAGATAGACAGGGAACTTATCCATTAACTTACAGACTAACATGTACAGACCACGGTACAGGATTATTTATTTTTGACCATGCTTCGGTTGACCAAGATGACGATTATGCATGGTTTGTTGTTCAAAGACATGCAAATAATGTTTCTGGTAAAATTGCATTAGAAGATGGAAAATCTCCAGTACATTGTATCTACTGCCCATCTAAAGTTCCCCTAGAGGCTGGAAATTATAATTTTGGTTATTACGGTAGTTATAACAGAAATCTTTCTGCTTCTGGAACTACGTCTATTGATACAACTGGTTTAAGTGATATCTTTGATGTAAGTGGTGCAAAATTACAAGCAAATCTGGCAACAGAAGTAACTATTGTAACAGATAAAAATTTAGTTAGAGGTGGATTGTACGGAAGAGGTGCATCTTATCTGACTCCCCCAAATACATATACTCCAGTAGTTGCTGGAAATGATAATAATCTAAATCCAATAAACGGAAATATTGCAAATGATTCTGTAGGACTTTCTGGATATAAATTAGACTCAGAATTTACTGATGTAAGCGTAACCTCAGTGATAGGCCCGACAGACTTTTCTACATATGTAGACATGTTGAAATTCTCTCAAGATACCACGGGCAACCTTGCTCCAACTGGTCATGCAATTGGAGCCATCTCAACTGATCCCAGCGCTCCCATCTCTCAATTATCATCAGATGCACTTTTAGCTGGTAAAACTAGAACTACACAGTTTAATACCGACAACTCTCTAGAACCACCTAGAACAGCAAACACATTAGAAGATGCATCTAGACCAGAACAATATTTTTATCCTTTCAGTGAATTTCCAAATGATGCAACTGTATCAAATTTAGGTTCTAACTATTGGGTGCCTAAAAGACTTGAATTATTAAACAAATCAAAAGAAGAAAGATTGGGGCCAGCAGAATCTGGTTTAGGTATTGCAAGTATATCTGTTACCCCACTTCTTGGTAATACTATTGGATTTTCAAACATCCAATTGGTAGAAAATACAGACTACCAAATAAGAGAAGAGGGGGGAACACATTTCTTTGAATGGCTTGCGCCTCTCCCAAATCCAGAAGTCGCAAATTTAAATGTGATTGAAGAATATACTGGTGCAGATTTATCTAATAACGCAATAACAACAACTCAAGAAGCTTGGCAATATATCTATGAAGGAGTTCATAAATTTAGTGATGGAACAACAGTAACACCTTACGGAAAAACTATTGATGATGACATTGCTGGGACAACTGTAACAGGATATAAAGGTGTAGAACCATCTGTTACTGTAGATGGGGTCGCACAGACTAAAGGTACTGATTATTTACTGACATTTTCTGGTCAGACAGGAGTACAAGAAAAGGCAATTATTACATTCCAAGCAGGAAAAATTCCAACTGCAAGTCAAAAAATTGTTGTTAAAGTTCCTGTAAATCCTATGAATGTAAGTGTACAATTAAGTTATTCATGGGATGGTGCTGGATATAATGGTGTATATAAAAACGTATATGGAAGAACTTCAGATACACCGCCAACGCACAGAGGAGAAGATAGAATACCACTACAAAGTTTGAGTAAACTTGATGTTTATGTTGGAAATGAAATCGATGCAGCTCTTTTCCCAGAAGAATATAACATTGATTCAAATGGATTTGTTCAATTCACTGCAACTTCAAGAACTGGTGTATATGTTTATTCTATGCCACAAGATAAAATTTATATAAATGGTGGTGCTCCACAAGGTACACAAGTAAGATTCTCATATGAACAGTACAATACTGAACGGTCTGATGGTGGTGTTGATACTTATTTAATTAAAACTCCAGTTGATAGAGAGATGCCTCTTTCTAGTTCTATTGAAGAAATGGCAAAACAAAAAGCGATATACAGATTTTGTGTTCGTGAGGCAGATGTATTCAAACCTTGGGATATTCATGTTTCTGCGATTGTTTCACAGACAGATAGTCCAGCATTAATTAATCCAATGGAACAACTTTCTATCTCTCCAGATAAAACATTTGTTTTTAACTTTCCTGGCCCAATGACAACACAAAGATATATCTATCCTAACACAGAAATGGATTTGATATGTTTTTCTAGTGCAAATTCTAGTGCTCTTGGTGGATTTACTTCTATAACAAGTAAATACGACTTAGACAATGGAACAGTCACTACTATAGATGACGGCACTCCAGCATCTAATAACGGTGGGGTTTCTTCTAATGGAGATACTTTGAACTTTAGAGATGTATACTCATGGAGTACAGGAACTGATTCTGCAACAACATCAAACGGCAGAACATATGCTGGTTTGGCTGCAACTCAACCATTCGGTAATGGAATGAGATTGTTCATGTTAGTTCGTGGTGGCCCTATTCGTCCAGAATATACTGACTTCCAAATATAAACAAAATCTTTCATACAGACTTATAAATAGGGTAATAAGCCCTTTTAGAAGAGTAGTCATATATGGCAGATTTTTATTCAATATTTAATTTTAATCCTTTTGTTCGTGCAAATACTTTTGCAACAGAAAAGGATGTAAATTCTCAAACCCTAGAAACTGAAGGAATAAATGCCGCTTCTAATGTTGCGTATACAGACGGAACAATTGAGGGAGAAACTTCTGGAGCAATGGGAACTGTTGACGGTTCTACAAGTGGAAATGGAATTTTAAATTTTGTATTGATACCCAGTTTTCAAGATATGAATCCTCAAAGATTTTTTACTGGTACAGAACTTTCAACTAGAAGGGGTTCTGGTTCTGGTGTATTTACACACGGCAAAACTCTTAATTTGAGCGATAAAGTTTTTCAAAGTGGAGAAATTTTAAAACATTCAAGGGGTGGTCGGTTAACTGTTGTATCAAAGGCTCATATATTTTCTGAAGAAATTACAATAACAGGTTTAGACGAATCTACAACTATATCTACAGATTCTTCTATCGGAAGTCTAATAATAAATGGTGGAGATGAAGTTAGTTCTGGAACTGTTTCAAATAGTGATACTTTACAATTAAAAATGTTTGAGGGGTATTCATTAAATACTACAAATTTTATGTATTTAACTATATCTGATTCTAATCAATCAAATGAGATTACATGGACAGTTATTATTAATAATGGTGAGTTGGGGAAAGACCCCCTAGATAGAAAAACTTTTGAAATAGAAAAAATAAGTGTTCCTACTATAACAAAGCAAAATGTTTCACAGATTGATTATAAATCAATGTCTAAAATACTTGGGGAGAAAAAAATAGAAGAAAAAGAATTGATAGTAAAAGAAGAAGGTTATGACCGTACATTTGATAGTACAATAAGGATTTAAAAATGGCATTACCTTTTGATATTCTAACACGAATTGTAGTAGATAAAGTTCGTGAAAAACTACAAACTAACAATAGAATTTCTTCTTCTGAAACTGAAGTTTCGGAACAGTCCCTTGTTGAGCTTACAAATCTTGTTCAAGAAAAATTTGAATTAAAACTTAAAGAAAGTTTAACTGAAACTTTAAGTGATGAAACAAAACTCCAACAATTAATATCAGAAAAAGAAACTGAATTAACCAGTGTCATTCAATCTGCATTTGATGATATAAAAGATGAAATAAAAGAATCATTATTTAATGAAATAAAAGAGTCTGAATCTCTTAAAGACTCAAATTTTGCAGATACCGTAGAAACATTATTAACTTCTGCACTAACATCAGCAGAAACCAGTGAAATACAATCAACTCAAAATTTGGTTACTGGAGAGTCTACAGAGACTATATCTGCTCAGGATATAAGTGTTGGGGAGTCTACAGAGACTATATCTGCTCAGGATATAAGTGTTGGAGAGTCTACAGAGACCGTAGCGACTCAAAATATAACTACTGGTGAATCTACAGAAATAGAATCAACACAGAACCTTGCCTCTGCTGAGTCTACTGAGACTGTAGCTACACAAGACTTAACTTCTGCTGAGTCTACTGAGACTGTAGCTACACAAGACTTAACTTCTGCTGATATTGTAGAAACTCAATCAGTACAAAATCTTGCATCTTCTGAATCCACAGAAACGGAAGCAACACAAACACTAGTTCCTGCTGAATCTACAGAAACTACGTCAACTCAAGATATAACTTCTGCTGAGTCTACAGAGACTGTATCAACCCAAGAATTGTCTACAGGAGAAACGACAGAAACTGCATCTGTTCAAGATTTATCAGCAGCTGAAACATCAGAAACTGAGAGTACTCAAGCTCTTACATCTTCTGAAACATCTGAAACTGAAACTTCTCTCACCCTGGCCCCAGCAGAATCTACTGAAACTGCATCTGTTCAAGATATAACTTCTGCCGAGTCTACAGAGACTGCATCAACTCAAGAATTGTCTACAGGAGAAACAACAGAAACTGCATCTGTTCAAGATATAACTTCTGCCGAGTCTACAGAGACTGTATCTACGTTAGAATTTACACAAGATGAATCAGTAGAAACTGTATCTGTACAAGAATCTATTTCAACAGCAGAAGATAAAGATATCGTTGCAACAACTGCTGTAGAACAGGAAGAAACATCAGAAGTTACGACTGAAACAAATTTAACATCTTCTGAAACATCAGAACAAATAGACTCTAATCCTATACAGTCAATTGTTTCTGATATTCTTGACAGTACATTACAACAAGTAGCTGCTAATATAGAAGAAACTATAGATTCCATTACTCAAGAAATAGGTAATTTTGTTGAAACAGAAATTACATCTGCTCTATCGACATTTACTGAAGATACCATTGAAGATACTTTAGATAAAATTTCAGCACAAGTTACTGAACAAGATACTACCACTGAAATTCAAACTTTAAATATATCTGAAATAGAAGATGCAGTTGCAACAGCACTATTGGAAGGTATAGAATCTGAAGCCATAACAGAACAACAATTTTCTGAAGATAAAACCATTGATACTCTTCTTGATATCGGTTCTGAGTCTCTTGCAGAAAAACTATCAACCACCTTAATAGGACAAATACAAGAAAAAGAAATATCCTCTCTAATTTCCCTTGCAGTAGGAGAATCTTTAGAAACTGTTACTACCACAGAAAAACAAACAGCATTTGATTCTGTAGTGGATTCTATTCTCAATTTAGATAGTGCAGAATCTAGTGAGGTAGAATCTATACTTCAAATATTAAAGGCAGAAACATCTGAAGACGTTGAAACTTTTGCACAAGAGATTGCAGATATTACAAGTGGAGAAGGTCAGGCAGATATAATAGACGAAGCAACAACTTCTGCTGATGGTGCTGAATTAATTACTGATGAAACTAGTCAAAGTGCATCTGGTGCTGAATTAATTACTGATGAAACTAGTCAAAGTGCATCTGGTGCTGAATTAATTACTGATGAAACTAGTCAAATTGCATCTGGCGCTGATACTATTACAGATGAAACAAGTCAAACAGTATCTGGTGCAGAATTAATTACTGATGAGACTAGCCAGACAGTTGCTGGTTCTGATACAATAGGAGATGAAACAAGTCAGACAGTTGCTGGTTCTGATACAATAGGAGATGAAACAAGTCAAACTGCGTCTGGTTCTGATACAATAGGAGATGAAACAAGTCAAACAGTATCTGGTGCTGATACAATAGGAGATGAAACAAGTCAAACAGTATCTGGTGCTGAATTAATTACTGATGAAACAAGTGCTGTTCCTACTGGTGAGTCTCCACCTTTACCAGAAGTAGGTGCATCAACTTCTGTTCAAGAATCTAGAAGAGATGTCTCTTCTGTCGATGCATCAATTCAAACAGAAGAAACTGATATATCATCTGCTGAATCTGGGGCCCAGACAACTAGAGCAAGAAATTTAAGTTTATCTACTGATTCTCCTTCAGAAACGGCAGAAAACTTATCAATAGAATCACAAGGACAAACATCTCAAGCAAACAACTTAAGTCTTGATATCGATAGTTCGAATACTCAAGCAAACAACTTAAGTCTTGATATCGATAGTTCGAATACTCAGGCAACAAACTTAACTCAAGAGACAGATGCACCAACTACTCAAGCAAATAATTTGAGTATTGAAACTGATTCTTCAAACACTCAATCAAATAATTTAAGTATTGATGCAGAGATATCTTCTACACAGGCTAATATAGCGTCACTCGATATTGACTCTTCAAATACTCAGGCGACAAACTTAAGTCAAGAAACTGATTCCTCAAATACTCAAGCAAATAATTTAAGTCAAGATACTTCTCTCGCAGATTCACAGGCAAATAATTTAAGTCTTGATATTGATTCATCTAATACCCAAGCAAATAATTTGAGTCAAGAAACGGATGCCCCAAGTACTCAAGCAAATAATCTAACTCAAGAGACAGATGCCCCAAGTACTCAAGCAAATAATCTAACTCAAGAGACAGA